TATGCGATCCTCCAAGGATCTTGATCTTCAGTAACCAAACTTTCAGATCCATCGTATTCGTCAATGCGAAACTTAGTCCCTTCCGGCACCCAACGAATAACAACATCGTAAGCACCGTTGGCGTAACCCAAACCCAATTGCTCACAGAGATCTGCGGCTTTTTTATACTCTTCATCCAGAAACAGCTGGTTGAACCGAGCATCCATAGGATCAACATCATTCCAGGTTGACCAACCAGCGCCGAAGCCAGACGATACTGCCACTGCTACCATTTCATCACGAACAATCTTTTCCATTTTATATCTCCATTTCAATCAGTGTATTGACTAGGAACTGCACTTGCATCCCAAACATATTTGTTATAAGTTGGATCATCAACGACTACCACATCGTCAGGACCAACCTCAGTCCAAACCCGGTCGTCCATCCACCTGTGGTAGTATGCAGGACCACCCCAAACGCGTCGTGCACGTTCGTAAGTGGCCTGATCCATACCTACATAGTGGATAGTGCGATTCATTAAAAATCTTCCCAGTTCATCTTCATGCCTACGTTCATTTCTGCGTTACGCTTAGCCGATTCGAAATCTACGAAAGGACCAGCAGAAGTGAAGTCATCCAAGAGGCGGCCTTCAGGTGTATAAACCATCCAGTGATTACGATCAAAATTGATGGTATCAACAAACCGTTCAATGCGCACCTCTTTGATCGAGTTGGTGGCGATTGCGATGATTTCGTTAATAGCGTTGAACTGCATCATAGCGTATATCTCCTTAGTTAGTTACTGGGAAGTTGTGAAAGTGGACGCCAGCTTGTAATGCTTCTTCTCCAATGAAGATTGGATAAAAACGGCCTTCTTCTGTTACAGACACCACATAGCGACATTCTTCGAATTTTTCAACTGCTTTTTTGAGGTTCTTGATGGTTGAGTATGATTTGATGTAGCGAGTATCGAATGTGATTTGCATTGTGTATCTCCTTTTGATGTATTCTTTATACGAATAAACCAAACCCATGTAAACAGCTAATTTAGATTTTTTTCAGATTTTTTTCATATAAATACACGTAAGCAACAGAGGATTAGTTATGGCTACCACAGAATCTACATTAGAATCCCAGAACTTCTTACAACCTAATGGGTTTAAACTTGTAATTTTAAGGAAGCGTTTCAAGAACTTAGAGTTCTTTGCGCAATCAGTCCAGCATCCAGATGTATCAGTAGCGCCTACGATTGTACAATTCCGTGGAACAAACTTACTAACTCCAGGAGACAAAATTGAATATGGTCAATTGACTGTAGATGCTATTGTAGATGAGAATATGAATGTATACAAAGAAATGCTCAATTGGGTCAAATCTGGCGCTACTATGAAAAACAAGTTAGCAAGCGGAGTTAGAGACGCCGATGAAGATTTGCCGATGTATGATATCACGCTATCAGTCTTGAGTAGCCATAATAATCAGATAGATAAGATTGTATATCAGGGAGCATTCCCGATCAACGTAGGAACTATCAACTTCCAATCTACGGTTGATAATGTACAGTACATCACATTCCCAGTCACGTTTGCTTATACGACATTTACAATCACTGACTAATTTGATATAATGCTATAAAAGCATTAGGAGTATACTATGAAATACCTTGAACCAGTTATTACTATGTGGGAAAAAGACTGTATTATCAATAATGCGTCATTAGATGAGGCATCTAGGCAGACACCTATGCTTCATGCAAAATACCTTCCCATGCACGCTGAAGCTAAAATGATGCTTCGTCGAGCACAAATGTCGCAAAAAACTCTATTGAAAGACAAGTGGCTTTACTATAACGGTAAAATGACTAAAGAAGAAATTGAAGCTAAAGGCTGGGAATTTGATCCGTTTAAAGGACTTAAAGTTCTTAAAGGGGAAATGGATTACTACTATGATGCTGATACTGATATTCAGAAATCAGAAGACGAAATTCAGCAATTAAAAGTGTTAGTAGAGACACTACAGGAAATTGTAGATAATATAAAATGGCGCCACCAAACCATAGGTAATATGATTAAGTGGCGCATGTTTGAAGCTGGGGGTTAAACCTGTTCCGCAAAATAATACTTACTTAAGTACTCGTGGTTTTGCTGTAGGTTTGCGTAGTTTACACAACTAGAATATTCATACCACTGATCAAAACTTTCCCAAGTTCTGGTAACAGTGTATTCTTTTGTCACATCATCAAAAGATTCAGTTTTATTACTTCTGGCTGCAATGAAGCCGGCCTCTTTTTCATTCCAACCAGGGATATTGGCAGCTCTTAACAGTTCGATATAATAATCTTCACCCCTTTCGCCATTAGCGCCCTGTTGTAATACATGTGCTTTGAACTCTTCTATAGTCGAGTGGGGAATTTCATCCACATACTGGGGTTTGATTCTAAATATTTTAGTTACGGCATAAGTCATTAATTTCTCCTTTTATATATTTATAGTCTTTGCAAATCTAATGTTACGCAGTGGTGACCACCCATAAACATTTTTGCATGCGGCAAATTAACGCCTATTGTTTCTATTCCATATTTATCAAATTTTTTTCTTAGAATGGTCTGATTAGAATCGCAGAATATAGTATTTTCATCATAGCTTAAAACATTCATTCCTATCCAATTACTAGTCATATGATCCCAACCCTTCGGTTGAATCAAGTCTTCTTGTTTTATCCAAATCTTATCCCAAGATTTCATAAAATCTGGTAACTGATATTCTTTAATTCTTTCTGAATTTAACATGACTAAACCATCTCTAAGAGGAACTATAGTACTATCTAGATGCATTCCCTGATATACTGCATTTAGTCGATGCACAATATATTCTGGTCCCAAATAATTTTCTAGCCAATCCGCTCCAGCTTCATTTCCAGAATAGCTTATTAGATATAAAATATCCTTTCCGCATCTAATTATATTGGCAGCATCAAATACTGCCGCTGGATCATCAACAGTTGTGACATTGTCTCCTAAAGCAGCGCGGATCGCTTTCCATTCAATTCGGCGATTTGGCCATACAGTAGGCGTAAGAATTACTTTATCGCCAATAACTAATGTGGTATCTCTAGGGCAATAACATCCAAAACCGTCTTCTTTTACATAATCAATAGGCTTTGGTCTAATAACCTCTACTCCTAATTTTTCTAATTCAGCTTGAAATAAATTTAAAGCTTCTTGAGTTTCATGTATGGCGATTGGAGACGCAGGACCAATAGGTGCCTCATCCCAAGTAGAGTATTCTGGATCATTTTTTGGAAAATTAAAATTTTCGGCTGAACCAAGTATTACTCTTTTTAACCGTGACCATTCGTTATCGCTACGGATCATATTATCTCCTATTTCCAACATATATATCTATGAATATAATTTAATAGAGTATTGTTATGGAAATCATTAAAGTTAAAAATAAAAACCACTCTTTTATGGAAATTACCTGCGATTATGGTATTGCCAATGAGCTTACTGATTTCTTTTCATTTTTTGTGCCTGGCTATAAATTTATGCCGGCGTACAAAAATAAAGTCTGGGACGGTAAGATCCGACTATTTAATATTCATAAAATGGAACTACCTGTTGGATTATTTCCATTCTTAGCTGAATTCTCCAAACCTAGAAAATATACTATTGAAGTAGAACATAATAATTTTTATGGTCGACCGGATAGTCAAATAGATATTGATCCAAATGAAATTAAAGCATTTGTTGATAGACTAGAGTTACAATCAAGAGGTAAACCAATTGAAATACGAGACTACCAATTTGACGCAGTTTGCGAAGGACTCCACAGAAAAAGAGCAGTACTTATTTCACCAACGGGCTCTGGCAAGTCTCTTATCATCTACACACTCGTCCAAAGATATTTACTTTCTCTTAGGAAGGCAAACAGGAAAGTCTTGGTTATTGTACCAACGACTTCGCTGGTTGAGCAAATGTATAACGACTTCGCAGATTATGGAATGCCTGTCGAAGACTGCGTCCACAGGATTTATTCTGGACGAGATAAAGAGACCGATAAAGAAATTATCATTTCAACCTGGCAGTCAATTTACAAACTGCCACCGAAATGGTTTGAACAATTCGGTGCTGTCATTGGTGACGAATGTCATGGCTTTAAATCAAAGTCTCTCACCACTATTATGGATAAATGCAAAGAAGCCGAATATCGTTGGGGAACAACAGGTACACTTGACGGTTCTCAAACCCATGAACTCGTATTACAAGGGCTTTTTGGGAAGATATATAATGTAACAACAACAAAGAAACTTCAAGATGAAGATACACTTGCTAAACTCAAGATCTCTATACTTTTACTCAAATATGATGAAGAGATCCGTCGAAATTGGGGTAAACAAGATTATCAAGCTGAACTGGATTTCATTGTTCGAAACGAGTCTCGTAATAAGCTCATTTCTAATCTCGCTTTGGATCTTGATGGCAATACTCTCGTACTATTTAATTTTGTAGAAAAACATGGTAAACCTTTGTTTGAAATGATTCGAGACAAAGCCCATGAAAACAGAAAAATCTTTTTTGTATCTGGTGAAACCGCCACGAGTGACCGTGAAGCAATTCGTAAGATCGTAGAAGGACAAAAGAATGCTATCATTGTTGCTAGTCTTGGCACTTTCTCCACTGGGATTAATATTAGGAATTTGCATAATATCGTATTTGCATCCCCATCCAAGTCTCAAATCAGAGTTCTCCAATCAATTGGACGAGGACTCAGAAAATCAGACGACGGATCTATAGCACAACTTTACGATATTGCTGATGACTTACATTGGGGACATAGGAAGAATTACACATTAGAACACTCAGCAGAACGTGTTAAGATGTATGCTAAACAAGAATTTGACTACAAAATTTACGAGATAGATATAAAGTAATCAACAGGAAAATAATTAATGGTAGCTAACGTAAAACAAATGAAGCTTATCACTGGAGAAGAAATTCTTTGCGATTTGACTGAAGCTTTATACGATGAGGAAGATGGAATTGAGCATACGTTACTTCTCAGATCAGCTTATACATTAGTATCCCACGAAGATTTTGAGAATCAAATAAGGTATTATACCTTTAAACCTTTCATGATGCATTTGTATGAGCCAAATAAAGTATTAGCTCTTAATGCACATTCAGTTATTTGTATGGTTCAGCCGGATAAAAAAGTGATTGATCAGTATGATGAACATATTTCACAGTTTAATTTCGATGAAAGCGCTGAAGAAGACGAAGATCCATTAGCGGTACCGGAAGATGATGAACCGACGAATAATAAAGTCCTAAAGTTTAAGCCAAAGGATAAGCTGCATTAATAGTATACTTCTCCTCCCCCAGAAGTATTACTTCTATTATACACACATTACCAGATATGTACACATAAAAATGCGCATATCATTAAAATAATTTGATTTACTTACCCTAAGAGCTGATGTATAATCAGTAATATATGCTAGGAATATAATATGAAACCTAAAGATAGACCACACTACGTTAATAATAAAGAGTTTTCACTTGCAGTCGTTGACTATGTCAAGAGTGTAACTGAAGCAAAGGAAGCTGGAACAGAGATTCCGAAGGTGACTAACTACATTGCACAGTCATTTCTACGAATAGCTGAAGGACTTTCACACAGGGCAAATTTCATCAGATACACATACCGAGATGAGATGGTAATGGATGCTGTTGAAAATTGTCTTAAAGCAATTAATAACTATAATATTGATGCACCTACACGCACGGGTATGCCTAATGCGTTTTCCTATTTTACACAAATTTCTTGGTATGCTTTCTTGCATCGTATTGCAAAGGAAAAGAAGCAACAAGATATTAAGATGAAATACATTTCACAATCCCCATTTGAAGACTTTGCAGTTGAAGGCGCTGATGAAGCCAGTATTCAAGCAGGGCATGCTTTCATCGATCAGCTAAAAGGCAAGATTGATCAGTTGAAAGAAAAAGATACTTACTTTGATGTGAAGTATAAAGAAGAGGCCAAAGCAGCAAAGTTGCGCAAAAAGCGCGTGGTGAGCTCTAACGACTCTGATCTTAGCACCATTTTTGGAGACTAAATTATGAGAATTTTGATGACAGGTGAAGAAGGTATGGTTGGCACCTACCTTACAAAATATCTTACTGACCGTGGATATGATATTATTCCATTTGGCGGCGAATTTGGCAAAGGTAGTGATATTACCAAAG